GCCACGGACAGCGCCACGTACAGCGCCACGCGCAGCGCCACGTACAGCGCCACGGACAGCGCCACGGACAGCGCCACGTACAGCGCCACGTACAGCGCCACGGACAGCGCCACGGACAGCGCCACGTACAGCGCCACGCGCAGCGCCACGGGCGAAAAAATCGAAGCTCGCTTCGCTGCGCTCGCTCGCGACCTGGGCGCTGAGTTCGGCGTCGACTCGCTCTTCATGCTTCGCTGCAGCCAAAACTGGGCGCGCATGTACCAGGGCGGCAACATGTGGTCGGCCTTGGACTGCTACCTCTCAGCGTTTCGCGACGTGCTGGGCCTGGTGCTGCCCGAACACGAGAAGTACCGAGCGTGGGAGTCCTGCGCGATCGAGGGCGGCTTTCGCGTGATGCACGAGGAATTCTGCATCGTCAGCGACAGGCCCGAAGTTTTGAGGGTCGATGACGAAAACCGCCCGCACTGCGAAAGCGGCCCTTCACACCGTTGGCGCGATGGTTGGAGCCTCTACTTTTGGCACGGCGTCAGCATCCCGGGCGAGTGGGTCACCGGCAAAAAGCCGAGCGCAAAAGAGGCGCTGACGTGGCCGAACATCGAACAGCGGCGCGCTGCATGCGAAATCGTCGGCTGGGCGGCAATTCTTCGCGAGCTGAAAGCGAAGGTGATCGACGCCGACCCAGACCCGCTAGTGGGCACCTTGCTTGAAGTCGATCTACCGGATGCCGGCAAAGAGCGCTTCCTTCGTGTTCGCTGCGGGACCGGCCGCGAATTCGCGTTGCCGATGCCGCCGACCGTAAGGACGGCGCTTGAAGGAAACCTGTGGTCCTACGGGCTCCCGGCCGACAGGTCTCTCATCCCGGAGGTGCGCACCTGACATCAAACGCGCTGACAGACGAACCAATTCAACCACCAAGGAAATCTCATGAACACTTTTGACAAGACCTGCGCCCAAGGCGACGTTTTCTTCCGCCGCATCGACGCGCTCCCCTCTGGCTTAACCGAGGTCAAGCCGAGCGAGGGCGTGCACATCGTGACGCACAGCGAGACCGGCCACAACCATGTGATCGACGCTCGCCCAAACGTCAAGCTGTACGAAAGTGCCGACCCGCTGGTCGCGTACCTGCAAGTCATCGAGGCCACCGAAGAGGCCGAGGCGGTGATCCTGCGCCACATGCGTTCGTATGACACGCACGGCAGCATCGCCTTCAGCCCCGGCGTCTACGAGGTGCGCCGGCAGCGTGAAGCGGCGCCAAGCGGCTGGGCACGGGTCCAGGACTGAGCCATGACGGCGCGTCGAACAGAACCGTCGAAGTCGCTCCTGCAAGGCGCGCCCTACGTCCCAGCCCACATGCACACAGACCCTCACTACCTCTCCAAGAAGTGGGCGGTGCTGAAGGTGAAGCCGGCCGCCAATGTTTCGCCGATCAAGCGCCGGGCGGTGAAGCCATGAAGTCGCACGTCATCAAGTTCCATGGAGCGTGCAAGCCGATTCGGACGGCGCCGGCTTGGTACGTCCAACTTTTCCGCAACATCACAAGGAGCTTCAAGTGAGCGCACAACCTGTTTTTGAGTTGGTCTCGGCCGACGACCAAGCGGCCCCACCCGCCGCCCTGACCCCGCAAGCCAACGCCACGCCGGCCATGCTGCTGCAACTGGCTGTGCAGCAAGGCGCCGATCTGGACCGCCTGGAACGCCTGATGGCGCTTCAGAACCAGTGGGAGGAGCGCGAGGCACAGAAGGCCTACAACGTCGCGTTCTCCGCCTTCAAAGCCGAGGCGGTGCGCATCGTCAAGAACCGCACTGTGACCGCTGGGCCGCTGGACGGCAAGAAGTACGCCGAGTTGTTCGCGGTGGTCAACGCTGTCACCCCGGCGCTGTCCAAGCACGGCCTGAGCGCCGCATGGCGGATCACCAAGGACGACAGGGACTGGCTGGAGGTGACCTGCACGCTCAAGCACGTCGGCGGGTTCTCCGAATCCGTTTCGATGGGCGGCCCGCCTGATATCGGTGGCGCCAAGAACGCCATCCAGGCCCGCGCCAGCACCGTGAGCTACCTGGAGCGCTACACCCTCAAGGCCATCACCGGCCTGTCCGAGCAAGCCGACGACAACGACGGCGGGCACAGCGGCGGTGACGACGCCAATCCGCTGATCGAGGCCGGGCAAGCCGCGTCCTTCGATGGCATGGCGGCGCTGACCAAGTGGTGGGGCGGCCTCACGGCAAAGCAGCGCGGCGGCCTGAACAAGGAATTCGCGGCCATGCGCCAAGCCGCCGCCATTGCAGACAAGGAGGCCGGCCGTGCGTGAAATCCTCTTTCGCTGCAGTTCCATCGGCAAGCTGATGACCGAGCCGAAGACCCTCAAGGAAGGCCCGCTGTCGGTTGGCGCCAAGACCTACATCCGTCAGCTCGCGGCGCAGGAAATCTTCGGCGTCGACTTCGAGGTGACTAGCAAGCACATGGAGAAGGGCGTGCTTGTCGAGGCCGACGCCATCCAGATGCTGAACCGGGTTCGCGGGCTGAATCTGGCGAAGAACACCGAGCGGTTGAACGACGACTTCTTCACCGGTGAGTGCGACCTGTTCGACGCGCGCATGAAACGCGGCCACGACCTGAAGTGCTCGTGGTCCCTCGCCACCTTCCCGATCTGCAGCGACGACTGCGAAGACAAGCTCTACGAGTGGCAGATGCGAGGCTACATGCGCCTGTGGAACGCCGACTCGTGGGAGGTGAACTACGCGATGCTGAACACGCCGGATCACCTGATTGGCTACGAACCGCAGAGCATGCACTTCGTCGGCCACGTCCCGGAGCCGCACCGCATCACCACCTGGACGATCTACCGCGACCCCGACAAGGAAGCCGCGATGGTCGAGAAGGTCAAGCACGCGCGCGAATACTTCCGCCGCGTGGTCGAAGCGTTCGATGCCAGCCACCCACTGCCTGCGGTGATGGCGTGAAGCGAACCGGCTTCGCTCGCGTGCTCGTTGAACGGGCGCCAAGGTCTCCGCTCAAGCTGGGCGGAGAGCCGTGCCGCTCGGTGATGGGCGGAAGCCTGCGCGGCCTGGCGCTGGCGAAGATCGAGCCCGTGCGCAGTCCGGCCTACCGCAAGGAAGTAGCTGCGATGCGCTGTTTCCGCTGCAAGCTGGCCGGCTTCACGCAAGCCTGCCATGGGGATGCGGACAAGGGCATGTCTCTCAAGACCTGCGACCTGACCTGCTGGCCGGGCTGCGGGCCACGCGTCGGCAACCCTGGTTGCCATGAGTTCGTCGGCCGAATGATGACGCGCGAGCAGCGGCGGGAGTTTGAAGCGCTGGCTGCAGCGGCAACGCAAGCCGAGTTGATCCTGAAGTCATCGGAGCCGGGCGAGCACAAGTTGCGCGCGACGCTGCGGGCGGTGGGGTTGGTGCGATGAGCCGCCGCGTGTTCTTTCTCGAGCACCAGGTCGCGCGCCGCCGCGCTGCCCAGGCCATCGCCGAGGCTGACGTTGGCGACAAGGTGACCATTGAGCCGAAGAAGCGGACCGATGACCAGAACCGCCGCTTTCACTGGCTCTGCGGGCTGCTGGCGAAGTCGGCTGTCACCTGGGCTGGCAAGAAGCGGACGGCGGTGCAGTGGAAGGTGCTGATGGTCAGCGGCCACGCGGTAGCGACCGGAGAAGGCGCCGAGATGGTCCCAGGCGTCGAAGGCGAGTTTGTGAACCTGCGCGAATCCACGGCCCTCATGAGCGTGCGGCGCGGGACCAGTTTGATCGAGTACACGCAGGCGTTCATGGTCGATAAGGACATCGAGATCCCGGTGTTTGAAGACGACATGGCTCCGGCCTAACCACCCTCCCCCGATAGAAAGAGAGCCATGAGCGCAGAACAAATTTTCTCCCCCCAAGACGAGCGCAGCGCGTTGAGCCTGCCGCCTTTGCCTGAGCCATTTCCGGACTTGAAGGCGGTCACGCGTGACAGCGTTTTGAACGGCTGGTACGACCTGAACGAACCGGTCTACACCGAAGACCAGATGCGCAAATTCGCCCGCGCCGCAATCGAGGCTGACAGGGCGGTGAGAGGCGCCACCCCGCAAAAGCTGGACGAGACCGCGCGGGCAGATGCAGGAGCAGTGGCGAACTTCACTGAACGTC